GAAAATGTAATTAGTGGTTCTGGTCAATTAACAAGTACATTTGATTCAAGATACTTAAATACTGATGGAGATGATGTAATTTCATCATCTGCTCAAATATCTCACGATGATACAACTGGTTTTGTAACAAGTGAACATATTGACCACTCATCTATATCAGTTGGAAGTGGTAAAGGTTTAAGTGGTGGTGGTACTATTGATACAAATAGAAGTATTACATTAGATACTGGTTCTGTTCATTTTACTAATGGTATAAAAGAAAAAATAAACGATGAAGGTGTAATTAGTGGTTCTTCACAAGTTTCATTAACTTCAGTAACCGGATATAATTCAAACGAACACTTTACACAAGGAAACATTACAACAGTAGGAACTGTAACAAGTGGAGATATAAGTGCTATTTTACCAAGTGGATTGGTTAGTGGTTCTGTATTCAGTTCCCCATCACAAGGTACAGTAAGAGCACAAATTAATGGAGTTAATCAAGATGTAGATACCGGATTACAAACAGGAGATTCACCTACATTCCAAGGAGTAACTTTAACAAATTTAGGTACTCTGGCTATAGGTCAACAAACTGCATTATTTAGTGGTTCTGCAGGACAGATTGGAAAAAGAGTTTTAGGAACTTCAGCATTCTTTAATGTTTCTGCTTCTATTGCAGATGACCCTAACTCAATACCAACCACAAAAGCAGTAAATGATGCATTAATTTCAGCAGGTGCTGGTGATATCACAGAAGTTAACCCATCATCTGTATTCTCAGATGCAACAACCGGTCTTATTCATTTACCAACTGGTACTGAAGTTGGTGGAGCAAAAGGTGTACAAGGTAATATTCACATTGCTGTTAGTACAGGTTCGGCTCACTTTACTGGTGGTGTAAAAACTAAATTAAATGCTGAGGGTGTATTTTCATCTTCTGCACAATTATCGGCAGATTTCTTAGATACACTAGGAGATGGTGTTGTATCTTCTTCTGCACAAATTCAAAATTATAACTTATTTTTAGAAAAAGATGGAGATAGTGTAGTTAGTGGTTCATCACAAGTTGATGTATCTCAAACAACAAACTATTCTTCTATAAATCAATATTCAGATACTAAAGTAAAAACAAAATTAAATGCAGAAAATGTAATTAGTGGTTCTTCACAATTAACATCTGCATTTGATTCAAGATACTTAAATACTAATGGGGATAGTGTAGTTTCCTCATCTGCTCAAATTGATTATAATTCAATACAAAATCAACCAACAACAATTTCATCTGGTCAATCTAATAAATTGGCATTTATATCTATTACACAAGCAGTTGATTTAGATACATTAGAAACTAATGTTGGAACTAACTCAAGTAAAGTTGGATATACAGATGCTCTTGTAAAAGCAAAATTAAATACAGAGGGAGTACTTAGTGGTTCTGCTCAAATTACAAATGGAAGTGGATTAGTTTCTTCATCTGCACAAATTGATTCATTAGGATTCTTAAAAGTAGAAGGAGATAGTGTAGTTTCCTCATCTGCTCAAATTGATTATAATTCAATACAAAATCAACCAACAACTATAACAGGTGGTCAAGCATCTGCAATTTCAATCAACACAGGTAAAGTTGGATATACAGATACACTTGTAAAAGCAAAATTAAATGAAGAAACAGTAGTTAGTGGTTCATCTCAAATTACACTCTCTTCGGTAACTGGATATAATTCAAACGAACACTTTACACAAGGAAACATTACAACATTAGGAACTGTAACTGCAGGTAATGTAACTGCAATTCTTCCAAGTGGTGTAATTAGTGGTTCTACTCAATTAACTTCTAATTTAAATTCAGTTTATTTAGAAATAAATGGTGATAGTGTTGTTAGTGGTTCATCTCAAATCAATAGTTTATTTGCAGGAACTGCCGTTTCAACTTCATTAGATTCTCGTTTAGATTCTTTAGAATCAGATACACACACTCATTCTAATAAGGCAAACCTAGATACAATTAACCAAAATCTTGCAACAACAAATAATGTTACGTTTGCAGATGGTGATTTTACAGGTGATGTTCAAATAAATGGAAGTTTAGTAGTACAAGGTTCAGCAACTGAACTACAAGTAACAGAATTAAGAATTGAAGATAAAGTAATAACAGTTGCAAGTGGTTCAGCTGATTCAGCAGCTGCTGATGGTGCTGGTATTGAAATAGCAGGAGCAAATGAATCAATTACATGGAATCATGCAAATTCAAGATTCCAAATTTCAGATGATATTCATGTAACTGGTACTATAAAAGCAAGTGATGATATTGTGGCTTATGCTTCTTCAGATGAAAGATTAAAAAATAATATCCAACCTATTCAAAATCCATTAGAGAAAATAAATGAGATTTCTGGTAATACTTTTGATTGGAATGAAGAAAAACAAGATACTTATAAAGGTAAGGATTATGGTGTAATAGCTCAAGAAATTGAAAAAATCTTACCGGAATTGGTTCATACAAAAGAGAGTGGATTTAAATCTGTAAAATACGATAAAATAATCCCATTACTTATAGAAGGAATAAAAGATTTAAATAAAGAAGTAATAGAACTAAAAAAAATTATTAAGGAATCAAAATAAATGGCTCAGATAGTAAAACTCAAGAGAAGTCTAACAGCAGGAAGTAAACCAACTACATCCAATTTAGCAGTTGGTGAATTAGCATTAAATGTAAACGATGGAACAGTATTCCTAAGAAAATCGGGTTCTGCGGTTGGAGATAGTATAAAACAGTTTGTTACTCTCGACCATCAAGGAATTTTAACCGGTTCATTAAGAGCAAGTGGTTCAATATCTGCTTCAGCATTTCAAGGTGATGGTTCACAACTTACAAATATAACAGTAGCACAAGTTGCTACAACCAAAGCTAACTTTACAAATCAAACCTCTGTAACAGTAGACCATAATCTAGCTACAGAAAGTCCAATCATACAAGTATATGACTCTACTAACTTTCAGCTTATACCAGAATCTATAAAATTAGATAATAATAATAGTGCAACTGTAACATTTTCAACAGCAACAAGTGGTTATATAGTTGTTGCACAAGGTGGACATTTAATAAGTGGTTCAATATCAGCCGCAAGTATTGATGGACTATCAGGACAAATAAAAACAAAATTAAATGCAGAAGGAGTTTTCTCATCATCCGCTCAAATAACAATGGGTGGAGATGTTAGTGGAACTGCTAATGCGGTGGTGATATCATCAATTGATGGTGGCACTGTATAATAAAATTAAAATAAATTTGAAAAGGAAAAATATACAATGAAAATACACAATCCCGAAATAACCGGTTCATTAATATTCCCAAGAACCGATGGAACAAGAGTAGTATTAGAATTAGATTCTGCAGGTGGACTTACAACAGTTGAACAGAACTCAGGAGGTAATCCGACAGGAGCAAAACCTTCTGCAGATTTTTCTGGTTCATTTACTGGTTCATTCGTAGGGGATGGTTCTAATCTTACAGGTGTTGCGGCAACTGCTTTTAATATAGATTCACTAAGTGCACTTGGAGGAGCTTCAGTTGCACAAGGAGATAATTTCCTTATAAGTGATAATGGAACAGAGAAAAAAGTAACTTTTTCAAATTTAGAAGATAGTATATATGGGAATGTTAGTGGTGATATAGGAATCGCTGCTGGCGGTACTGTTTCTATTACGGCGGGAGCAATTGTAAATGCTGATGTAAATGCATCTGCAGCAATTGCATCTTCAAAAATAAATTATTTCGGAACAGGTATTGTATCTGGTTCGGGACAAATTAGTGCAGACCAAACTACTGGTTGGGTAGCTGATGTTAAACAACAATTAGATAATCAAGAAGTAATATCTAGTTCAGCACAAATAAGTGGTGTAACTAACACACAATTAGCTGGTTCAATTGCAAATTCTAAACTTAGTAATAGTTCAGTATCATTTGGTGGTGTAAGTGTAGCTTTAGGAGCTTCAGATTCAACACCAGCATTTGATTTGGCAGATGCAACTGGATATTTAACAAGTAATTTAAGTGGTACGATTACAAACACACAATTAGCAGGTTCAATTGCAGCAAGTAAATTAGCTGGTTCAATTGGAAATTCAAAACTTTCTAATTCATCAATTAGTATTGCAGGTAACGCAGTTTCATTAGGTGGTTCACTTGCATTAGCAACAATAACAAATGGTAGTGGAATAGTATCAGGTTCAGAACAAATATCTTTAAGTGGATTTAATACTTCACAATTATCTGAAAATACAAACTTATACTATACTGATACACGAGTAAAAACAAAATTAGATGCAGAAGAAGTATTAAGTGGTTCAATTACATCTGCTGATATTACTGATGTTGCAGCGTTCTCACAAAGTGGAACTTATGCAAACTTAAGAGCACAAGGAACTACGGCAGGAGATGTTGGTTTAGGTAATGTAACAAATGAATCAAAAACAACAATGTTCAGTTCACCAGCACTTACTGGTAATCCAACTGCACCAACACAAGGAGTAAATAATAATTCTACTAGAATTGCAACAACTGCTTATGTACAACAAGAACTTACTGATTTAGTAGGTACTGCTGGTTCAACACTAGATACACTAGGAGAACTTTCTGCTTCATTATCTGAAGATTCTGGTTCACTTGCAAGTTTAGTAACAACAGTAGGAACAAAATTAGCAAAATCAAGTAATTTATCTGATTTAGCAAATGCATCAACTGCAAGAACAAACTTAGGAGTTGCAATCGGCTCAGATGTACAAGCATTTAATTCAACATTGGCAACTGTTGCTGGTGGAACATATGCTGGTGATAATTCAATAGTAACAATAGGTACTGTAACTGCAGGTAATGTAACTGCAATTCTTCCAAGTGGTGTAGTATCTGGTTCAGACCAGGTAAATGCATTAGCAAGTGATGTTAATAATAATACAATCACATTTACTGCAGGAAATGGATTAGATGGAGGTGGTGCAATAACACTTAACCAAAGTTCAGATGAAACAATAACATTTACAGTAGCTGATGGTGTAGTAAGTGGTTCATCACAAATTAGTGGAATAACTAATTCACAACTTGCTGGTTCAATAGCGAATTCTAAATTATCAAACTCATCGGTATCATTCGGTGGAGTTTCGGTATCACTAGGTGGTTCAGATGCAACACCAGCATTTGATTTATCAGATTCAACAGGATATTTAACAAGTAATTTAAGTGGTACGATTACAAATACTCAATTAGCTGGTTCAATAGCAAATAGTAAATTATCAAATTCAAGTATAACAATAGATGGTTCAGCTGTTTCACTAGGTGGTTCGGTAACAACTCTACAACTAGGTACAAGTTCAACAACTGCACTTGCAGGTGATACTACAACTATTAGTGGGGCTCAGGCATCAGCAATTAGTGCTAACTCAAGTAAAGTTGGATATACAGATGCACTTGTAAAAACAAAATTAACTGCAGAAGAAGTTGTTAGTGGTTCGGCTTCAGATGTAAAATCGTTCTTATCCATATCTTCATCAGATATTTCTGATGTTGCTGCTTTCTCACAAAGTGGAACTTATGCAAACTTAAGAGCACAGGCAACTACTAAAGGTGATGTTGGTTTGGGTAATGTAACAAATGAGAGTAAATCAACAATGTTTACTTCTCCTACATTTACTGGAACAACCGCGGCACCAACACCTTCGGCAAACGATAGTTCAACAAAAATAGCAACAACTGCTTATGTACAAGGGGAACTTACAGAATTAGTAGGTACTGCTGGTTCAACATTAGATACACTTGGAGAACTTTCTGCTTCTTTATCGGATGATGAAGATGCATTAACTGCATTAACTACAACTGTTGGTACTAAATTGGCTAAATCTTCAAACTTATCTGATTTAGCAAATGCTGGAACTGCAAGAACTAACTTAGGTGTAGATGCAGCTGGAACTGATAACTCAACAGATGTAACTTTAGGAAATACAAATTACTTATCATTAAGTGGACAAGAAATAACTGGTGGAACAGTACCAATCGGAAGTGGTGGTACAGGAGCAACTTCAGCAGGTGCAGCAAGAACAGCACTTGGTGTAGATGCAGCAGGAACAGATAATTCAACAGATGTAACACTTGTAACAACCTCACATGATTATTTAGGAATTAGTGGACAGGCAATAACATTAGGAACAATACAAAATGATGATTTAGCAAATTCATCAATTACTATAAATGGTTCGGCTATCTCATTAGGAGGTTCAGTAACAACTCCAAACGATAACACTCAATTATCAACAGAACAAGTTCAAGATATAGTAGGTGGAATGTTAGGTGGTACTGAAACAGGTATAACAGTAACTTATCAAGATGGTACTAATGATATTGATTTCGTAGTTGCATCTCAAACAGCAAATGATTTTACAAATACTTTAAAATCTAAATTAGATAATATTGAAGAAAATGCTGATGTAACAGATGCAGCAAACGTATTATCATCACTACCAAGTGGTGTAGTATCTGGTTCATCACAAATTAGTGGTGTAACTAGTTCACAACTTGCTGGTTCAATCGCAAATGCTAAATTATCAAACTCAAGTATAACAATTAATGGTTCGGCTATTTCATTAGGTGGTTCTGTAACTACTCCAAATGATAATACACAATTAACAACAGAACAAGTTCAAGATATCGTAGGTGGAATGTTTAGTGGTAATACTGAAACAAGAATTGCAGCTACTTACCAAGATGGTGATGGAACTATTGATTTAGTTGTTACTGATATGACAGCTAACGATAATACTCAAAATACTACAACATTATCTTTTGTAGATAGTAGTAATGATATTATTTTAAGAAATACAACTGGTGGAGCTGGAAGTGGAACAGATGATATAAAATTTGTTGCAGGTTCTAATATTACTCTAACTCATACAGATGCAGATAATATAACAATAACTGCAACTGATACAAATACAGTTTATTCTCACCCAACTTTTGATGGTGATGACTTTAGTATTGATACAACAGCATTAAGTGGGGCTACTGTAATATCTGATTTAGATATTAACATTACAACTAATGGAGAAGGACACGTTACAGATGCAAATGGAACAGTTAGTACAAGAGACCTTACACCTACTGATTTAGGATTAGGAAATGTAACAAACGAAAGTAAAAGTACGATGTTCGCATCACCTACATTTACTGGAACAACTGCAGCACCAACACCTTCTGCAAATGATGATTCAACAAAAATTGCAACAACTGCTTATGTACAAGCAGAACTTACAGAGTTAATTGGTACGGCTGGTTCAACACTAGATACTTTAGGTGAACTATCAGCTTCTTTATCAGATGATGAAGATGCATTAACTGCATTAACTACAACTGTTGGTACTAAATTAGCTAAATCAAGTAACTTATCTGATTTAGCAGATGCTTCAACTGCAAGAGGTAATCTAGGTGTAGATGCAGCAGGAACTGATAACTCAACTAATGTAAGTTTAACTGGTACACCTGATTATATAACAATAAGTGGACAAGTAATTACAAGAAATCAAATTGATTTAGCAAATGATGTAACAGGTGTGTTACCATCAGCTAATTTAGATTCAGATACTGCACACTTAAGTGGAACACAAACATTTACAGGTGCTAAATCATTCAATGAAGCAGTTAATATAAATAAAACAACAGAGGCAGCAAGTAAAACGACTGGAGCACTAATCGTAGATGGTGGTGTGGGTATTGCAAAAGCATTACAAGTAGGTGGAGATGTTGTGGCATATGCTTCTTCTGATGAAAGATTAAAAGATAACATTCAAAATATCGAAAACCCAATCGAAAAAGTACAATCACTTAAAGGTGTTACTTGGGATTGGAATGATAATGCAGATGAAGTACAACAATCATTACCAAATGTTGGTGTAATTGCACAAGATGTTGAGAAGGTTTTACCACAGTTGGTAACTGATAGAGATAATGGATTCAAGGGTGTGGATTATGCAAAACTTACTGGATTACTTATCGAAGCAGTTAAAGACCAACAAAAACAGATTGACGAATTGAAAAGTAAACTTTCTTAAATAAGAGAGTTCATTTAACGATTCAAATTTTTAAAAAATTAAATAGTATATATATATCTTTATATAAAGATAGTATATTATTTAGGGTAGATAATTATATAAAAAAGGTAAGTCATATATATGGCACAATTAGTTAAGCTAAAAAGAACATCGGTTGAAGGAAGAAAACCTACTACATCTAATTTAGAGTTAGGTGAGTTGGCAATAAACACATACGATGGAAAGATTTACTTTGAAAAAGATAATGGAACTCCTTCCATTAAAGAAATAGCCACAGAAGATACTTACCACTTTTACACAACCTCACTAGATTCAAGATATGTTAACCTCACAGGTAATGAAACCATTGCAGGTAACAAAACATTTTCAAACAACATAACGATAGTAGGAAACCTTTCAGTAGAGGGAACTACAACTACAATTGATTCAACTACTGTTAACATAGGAGATAACATTTTAGAACTTAACTATGGTGGTTCTCAAACAACAGGAGGTATCTTAATAAAAGATGCAACTGGTTCTTCAACTGTAAGTGGTTCTTTATTATGGGATTCAACAAATGATTATTGGAAAGTAGGAAAATTAGGTTCTGAATCAGAAGTAATTACTACATCTAATATAGTAACAAACTTACCAAGTGGAACTGTTAGTGGTTCTTCACAAATATCACTTAGTGGATTTAATACTTCACAATTATCAGAGAATACAAACCTTTATTATACAGATGCAAGAGTAAAATCTAAATTAAATACTGAAGCAGTATTAAGTGGTAGTATATTAAGTGGAATGACCGTAAGTGGTTCATTTAGTGGTTCATTTGTAGGTGATGGTAGTGGATTAACTAATGTTTCTTCATCTATTGCAGAAGTTGCAACAGTATCCGATACTTTCACAAATGCAACTTCTAAAGTAGTAACACACAACTTTAATACTAAAAATGTAATTGTAACAGTATATGGTGATGATGATTCTTACTTCATCCCAAATTCAATTGTAACAACAAATGTAAATACAGTAACAGTAACATTTGCATCAGCTGAAAGTGGTAGAGTAGTAGTTGCAAAAGGAGGTCATATTGTACAAGGAGTTGCAGCTGATGATTCAAACTTACTAGATGGTCAAAATGCAGCATATTACTTAAATTATAATAATCATACAAATACTCCAACAACTATTACAACTTCACAAGCAAATGCAATAACTGCTAATACAAGTAAAGTTGGATATACAGATGCACTTGTTAAAACTAAATTAAATGCAGATGGAGTTCATAGTGGTTCTACAATTACAGAAAGTAGTGATTTCACAATTGATGCAGGTGGTGATATCATTTTAGATGCAGATGGTACAGATATCATATTAAAAGATGGTGGAACTTCTTTCGGTAGATTTAAAAGAGATAGTTCTGATTTTATTATAAAATCCGAAACCAACAATAAAGATATTGTATTTAGAGGACAAGATGGTGGTTCAACCATAAATGCATTAACTTTGGATATGTCTGAAGCTGGTACTGCAATATTTAATAACAATATTCAAGCAGTAGGTAATATTAGTGGTTCATCATTTAATGGTACAGGTCTTATAAGTGGTTCAGCACAAATAACAAATTTAACAACTCACAAAGAAACAGTTAGTGGAGCATCTTCATATGCAGTAGACCACAACTTGGGTGAACAGTATCCAATAGTACAATGTTGGAATACTTCAACTTCACAACAAGAATTTCCTCAATCAATAACAACAAACTCTGTAAATAGAGTAACAGTTGTTTTTAATCATAATTTTGCTGGAATTATAATCGTAAAAAAATAAAATATGTATGATGTATATTATACAACCGGTGGTGGTCCTTGGGTAAATGCTGGAACTGATACTTGGGTAAATCTATGGATGGAGTTAGTTGTACCTAAATTAAATGTAAAACCAATTCTTCTTTTACATAGAAATAAACCAACAGGACATGAAGATTATGAATTTCCTATCGAAGCTTATTGGCATGGAGATGATATAGAAAAGTTTGAGGAACTATGTAAAGGAGCAAGAAGAATAAATATATTACATGGTCATTATACCCCAATGAAAGTAATAGAAGAAAACTTAGATAAAATACATTCAAATGTTTTACATAATTCAGTAGACCATATTATTAAATCCCAAGTTGGTACTGATGCTTATTTTGGATGGCATCCATTTATAAATTCACAATGGGAACAAAAAGTTAATAAGAGTTCAAAATATAATATATGGGTTGGTGTTTATGATATTTTAACAAAAAATGTAAATATACCAAACTTTTATGAATTTAAAAATAATTTAGATTTAAGTGATTCTAATAATATAGGATTTGCTTCAAGGTGTGAGGGAAGAAAGAATCCACATTACTTAGATGGATTAAAATCTTTTATATTTACAAATTCATTTCATTTTAAAACAATATGGAAGGGGTTTGGTAAATATGATTACTCAAAATCAAAAATATATCATTACAATTCTAAATTTAAAGATACTTTTTACAATATGGATTGGGGAATATCTCATTCTTCTTTTACGAGTGAACCATTTGGATATTCTATATTCGAGGCAATAGATAGAGGTAAGTTACCTATTTTACATGGAAGTTGGTGTAAGGATTTAAATTATCCTTATAGAGCTTCATCTAAAAAAGAATTTAATGATATTTATAAGAGGTTAATCGAAACCCCATACTCTGAAAAAAATAAATGGTTTAAATCATTAAAACAATTTATGATTAATAATTATACTAATAAAGAAGAGTGGATAAACAAATTACTCGATATTTATAATATATAGGGAAAAGTATATATGGCAATTTCAGCAGGAGAAACACTCAGTTTAAATAATTTGGCGGGAGCTACAGGTGATGTACAAAATTCAAATGTATCATTAGGTAGTATAAAAGGTTCACCATCAGCTGGTGATAATATTACATTATCTTCATTTGGTATAGATGCAGTAAGTGCATCTTTAGGAGGATATCAATACGCCGTAGAAGGTACTAATGAAACTTATGAACTAGGATTTGTTGAAAGAGGAGCTAATTTCGATTCTTATATCGGAAATAGATATCAAAACTTCACTTGGGGAGTTACACCAGCATTTGATTCAGATGGTGATGATGAAGGATTTTTATCAGTAGGTGCTAATCAAGATGCAACTGCAGTTATAACAGTTGGTACTATGAATCCACAATATAGTTCAGGACAAACATCATTAATGAGTAATCATTCACATACATTATCAGCAACATTTGCAGATGGATTCAATCACCACGCTACACGATATAATACAGCTGTAGATAAAACTGTTTATTCAGTAGATACATATGATGGTAACTCTACTGCACTTTGTATTTTAGTTGATACACCAGTTACTTTAATTGATGGTTCAAAGATAGAAGCAGGAGATGTTAGTGAAGGATTAAAACTTCAAGGATATTCATTTAATGATTTAAGTGAAGATGAGGGTAACTTTTTTAATTGGTCAAGTGAAGAAAAGGGAGAAGTTGAAGAAGAAGTTGAAGTTACAAATGTTATATTCTCATTTGCAGAAAAATACTACAATATAAATGATGGTGATATAAAGGCAACATCGGAACACCCAATGTTAGTTAAAGATAATTATGATGGGTTGTTCAAATTTAAACAAATAAAAGATATTACTGAAAACGATAAATTAGTAAAAAGAATCGATGGAGAATTGGTTGAAACTAATATATCATCAATTGAAGTTATCGAAGATACTGTTGAGATTGTTACTATTGATGTAGAATCACATGATACCTATTTAATAAATGACTATGTAACACACAATAAAGGAGGAAACTCACATAGTGATTTATCAGCCCCATCAGCCCCAGCTAATTTAGCTTATACTGAAGTTAATGGTCAAAACCATAATATTACATGGGATGCTGTAAGTGGTATAACAGGATATAGATTACAAGTTGATAATAATTCAGATTTCTCATCACCTATAATTGATGAAGATGAATATACTTCAACTACATTAAATGTTGTAACTGCTTTAGGAAGTGGAACATTCTATGCCAGAGTAAGGTCAATTGACCATGGATTGAATGGAAACTACTCAGGTACCTTGACTATTAGTAGATAATTTTTATCGTTTTGAAAAAAACTATATATTTATATATACAAAGTAAAAGTTAACAAAATATTTTAAAAATGGCAAAAGAAATTAAGTTTACAGAAGAAGAAGTTGGAAAAATCAATTCATTAAGACAAGATGTTTCTAATCTATTTGTTCAATTAGGACAATTACAAGTTGAAAAACGAAGAAGAGTAGAAGAAATTGAAAATTTAGAAAATGAATTGTTAAATAAACATTCAGCTTTAGTACAAAATGAGAAAGATATGTTCTCAGAATTGAATGGAAAGTATGGAGATGGTAACTATGACCCATCATCAAACACATTCGTACCGGTTTCTGAAAATAAAGAAACTAAGTAAAAAATATATTTTCAATAAAGTTATTAATACTTATATAAGAGTATTCATATACAAAAAACATAACAAGGAGTAAATAAAATGGCAGAAAAAATTGTATCACCTGGTGTATTTACGAGAGAAAATGACCTTTCTTTCTTATCACAAGGGATTGGTGAAATTGGAGCAGCAATAATTGGACCTTTCCATAAAGGACCTGCTTTCGTACCAACCGTTGTTAATACACAATCAGAATTCGAAGAAATATTTGGTGTACCTAATGGAGATTACTATACAGGATATACCGTACAAAACTACCTAAGAGAAGCAGGAACAGTAACTATTGTTCGTGTTGGTCATCAAGGTGGTTATTCACAAGTTAAACCTTTAGGAATTGAAGTAAGTGGTTCTACCGCACAAGGTGGAAGAAGATTAATCGGTGTTTTAAACGCAACACATAGAGGTTCTCAAACTGTTGGATTTGCAACAGCTTCCAATATCATTGATTCACAACCATCAGCATCAGCTTTCCTTATTAGTGGTTCAGAAATAGGAACATCAGTATCCTCATCTGTACTACCAAGTGCAGGAAACGATATATCTGATGTATTTGGAGAATCTGCTAGAGGTTCTAAAAAAGCATATGCTCACAAGTACTTTGAAAAAGCGGCTGTTGACCATACATCGTATTTATCACAAAGTGGTTCTCAAGTAAAATCAATAGAATTGGCAACACAAGATTTCACACAAGATATTCAACATGCCTCAACTCCATGGATACAATCACAGTTGATTTCTGGTGAAAGACATAATTTAATTAAGTTCCATACTTTAGGTGATGGTACTAATTACAACAAAGAATACAAAATAGGTTTCTTTAATGTAAAAGCAGCTGGTTCTACTAACTCTACTGATTATTCAACATTCTCAGTTGTAGTAAGAGGATACTCTGATACACATAAAAGACCAATTATTCTTGAAACATGGAATAATGTAAACCTAGACCCTGCATCACCAAACTATATTAAGAAAAGAATTGGTGATATGAACGTTTCTATCGATTCAGTTGGTAAAATGAACATGAGTGGTGATTATCAAAATAACTCTAAATTTATTAGAGTAGAATGTTCTGATGAAGGTTCATTCCCAATAGTTGCTGCACCATTTGGACATGCAGCATACGTTAATCCAATTTATGTTGGTTCTAATGGAACAGAAGCTATGATACCATCAGTTATATTTTCAACTGGTTCGGGAGATAACAATGGTTCTAAGAATATACAATATAGTGGTATTGATTTAGAAACTGCAGTAGTAAAAATTGATAACAACAGTTACTTATCTCCAATACCTGCTTCGGCAACTAGTGGTGGTAATACTGCTTTCTCATTCGATGCAGCATTTACTGCAATCGTAGATGGTGTTGTTGCAACTAAAAACTTTGCATATACATTATCAACATCAGATACTGCAACAACTATTAATAAAAGACAATTTATCGTAGGATTCCAAAATGGATTCGATGGTAGTAACCCAACAATCAAAGAAGCTAAATATGGTGATTCTGATTGGGGTGCTGGAAACTCACAAGGATTTAACTTATCTACTTCAACTGCAAGTGGTTCAGTTTCTTATGTGAAGGCAATCAATTCAGTATCTAATCCAGATGATTTCGATATCAACTTAGTATCTGCACCTGGTGTTGTAAGAAGATTACACTCTTATGTATTTGATAAAGTAGTTGATATGGTAGAAGCTAGAGAAGATGCATTCTTTATCGGTGATATTACTGATGGAGGAGATACTATATCAGATGCTACATCACAGGCAAGTAATATAGATTCTAACTATGTAGGTTCTTACTACCCATGGGTTAAAACAATAGATTCAAGAACTAATAAACTAACAACTATACCACCATCAGTATTGATGCCAGGTATATATGCGGCCAACGATGCGGTTGCTGCTGAGTGGTTTGCACCAGCTGGTTTAAATAGAGGTGGTATCGTAGGTGCGGTATCTGTATTAAACAGATTAACACATTCAGAGAGAGATACACTATATGAAGGAAAAGTTAATCCAATTGCTCAGTTCCCAGGAGAAGGTATCGTAGCATTCGGACAAAAAACTTTACAAGATAAGGCATCTGCACTTGATAGAATCAACGTAAGAAGATTAATGATTAAAGTTAAGAAGTATATTGCTTCAACTTCAAGATACTTAGTATTCGAACAAAACACTTCTCAAACGAGAGGTAGATTCTTAAATACTGTGAATCCTTATTTAGAAGGAATACAACAAAGACAAGGATTGTATGCATTTAGAGTGGTGATGGATGAGAGTAATAACACACCAGATGTAATTGACAGAAATATATTGGCTGGACAGATTTTCTTACAACCAACAAAAACTGCTGAATTCATCGTGTTAGACTTCAACATCTTACCGACAGGGGCATCATTCTCGGCATAATTAATTAAAAATAAAAAAGAACTATATTTATAGTAGAATATAATTAGGAGAAAACAAAATGGCAGAAGTATTAGAATTTAACGATATGTTTTATACCAACTTCGAACCGAAGATGAAGAATAGATTCATCATGGAAATCGATGGTATCCCTTCATATCTTATAAAAACAGCAAACAGACCTTCAATTCAATTTGAAACTGTTACACTAGACCACATTAACGTTAAAAGAAAACTTAAAGGAAAAGGTGAATGGCAAGATGTAGAGATTACTCTATATGACCCAATCGTTCCCTCAGGAGCTCAAGCAGTAATGGAATGGGTGAGAACATCTCACGAATCTATTACAGGTAGAGATGGATATGCAGATTTCTATAAAAAAGATATCCAATGTTACCTATTAGGACCTGTTGGTGATAAGATTGAACAATGGACTCTAAAAGGTGCATTTATCAATAACGCAGTGTTTAATGATTTAGATTGGTCAAACTCAACTGACCCAGTCGAAATTAGTTTAACATTATCTTATGATTATGCTATTTTAGAATACTAATACTACTCCCACATATTTATAAAACGAAAAAGTTCTCTTAGTGAGAACTTTTTTTATGCCTAATTTCTAAATTTTTAAAAGTTATATATTTATATACGAACAAATTAAATTAAAAGTTATGGCAAAATATGATTTTCCTACGGAAGTAATAGACCTTCCATCTAAGGGTAAACCATACCCAGAATCAAGCCCATTATCAAAGGGTAGTGTTGAAATAAAGTATATGACCGCTAAAGAAGAGGATATACTTTCATCACAAAATTTGATAAGGAAGGGGGTGGTGCTCGATAAGCTATTTGAATCTGTTATTGTAGATGACGGAATTGATATAGGTGATATATTAATTGGTGATAAAAACGCAATTCTTTTAGCAACTCGTATCTTAGGATATGGTGCAGATTATCAAGTAGAAGTAACCGACCCTTTTACATTAGAAACACAAAAAGTAAATATTGATTTATCTAAAGTACAAACTAAAGATATAGATGATAAATTAGTAAGTAAAGATAATACATATTCTTTTACATTACCTACTTTAAAAACAGAAATAGTTTTCAAATTATTATCACATAAAGATGAAAAAGATATAAATGCTGAAATAGCATCACTTCAACGATTAACAAAATCAGAAGTAAATCAAGAAGTATCTACTCGATTAAGATATATGATTCTAAAAGTTGGTGATAATGATGATAGAGGATTTATTAACAAATGGGTAAAAAATAATTTACTTGCAAGAGATTCCAGAGCTCTTAGAAAGTATATAAAAGAAATATCCCCTGATTTAGATTTGAAATACGAATTTACATCAGATATAACTGGTGAAACGGAGGCACTTGATATCCCATTTGGGGTTGGGTTTTTTTACCCTTCCGAATGATTATAGTGTCCAACTTCATAATCAAATTTGGGAAATGGTTAACTATGGTAATGGATTCACTTGGAGTGAGGTATATACGATGCCAATCCATTGGAGAAGATTTTACTTTAAAAAGTTATTAGATGCCAAAACAAAAGAAAAGGCAGAATACGATAAAGTTAACAAAAAAGGTGGTTCTAAAGGACCAAATGTAAGAGTGAGGAAATAATTCCTCACTTTTTTTTTACCCTATATTTATATAAGAACAATTATATAGGAAAAACACTATGTCTAAAAAAAATATGATACACGAAGGATTAAGTAAATTCATTGGTGATTTCTTTGATGGTGTAAAAACTAACACCACAAAACGATATTTGGATAAAGCTAAAAAAGCAGGGTTACCAAAACCTATGATAGATAGAATGGCAAAAATCGAAAAAGAAAGACAAGAACTAGATAAACTTATTCAAAAATACTCTAAGTAGATAGGATTATACAATGGCTGAATTTTCAGGACAAGATAATGTACGAATACAAAAAGAAATTCTTAGAATTAAGGGTTTAATTGAACGTGCTCAAAAGGGAATAAATGCAGCTGAAAAAGATGGTCAAAAACAAAGTGAAGCAAGTATAAAAGCACAAGAAAAAAGAAATGCTCGTATTGTTGAGGCTGGTAAACAAATCAAAGCAAATAATCAAGCAAGATTAGATGCACTTGGAAGTGAAGAAAAATCTTTAAAAACATTAGGTAGTATATATAATAATTTATCAAACCTACAGCTACAAGATTTAAAACTAATTGAAAAGAAAACCAAAACAGGTAGTATTGCTCAAAAGCAGATTCTTAAAATTGCAGATATAAATAGAGATATAGCACAATTAGGTGCAGAAGATAATTACCAAAGAGAAGCATTAATTAATAAAAGGAACGAAGAATTTGGAATTCTTGAAGCTAAAGGAAAATTAGGAAAAGCAGACCTAAAACAACTTAAACAACAAAATGATTTGGCATTCAAATACTCTCAGATGTCAAGTGAGCAAAAAGACTTAATTCAAAAACAACACGATGTAATTGATGGAATGAAAAAATCCATTCAAGGAGTTTTAATGACAGCTAAAACCCTATATGGAAATATTGTAGGTGCAATAGGTGGTATTATCTCTGGAATGGGTATTATTATTGGCAAAGTAGGCAAACTCAATAAAGAATTTGGAACATCAATGTTTCAAATTGGTGGTATTGCACAAGAAACGGCATTATTAGAGATTTTCTTTGAAGGTTCTGCAGAAGCTGCAAAAACATTATCATCTGAATTAGGAGGTACTGAAGGGTCATCATTAGCTCTAAAAACAAACATAGGTATAATGTCAGAAACATTAGGCCTAAGTGGTGCAGAAGCAGCTACCTAAGTTGGACAATTCT